GGGTCAGTAACAGCAAATATCCTTTCACCAGGATTGCATGTAACAAAGTCAGAGTTGAGAGGCACCGGCGAACCGAAAGTAAATATCCTGGACAAATGCCAGTAATCAAGAGACTGCCTGAAGTCACCTGCAACACGGTTGTTACTGTACTTGTATTCGGCATACCTAGGAATATAACCGAAGGTATCAGTGCCAACATTACTGTATGCCATTACTTCCTTGTTAAGGATTTCTTGCTCGCCAATGTTAGCGAATACAGGGACAGCATAATCAAACGGGTCATTGATTTTTGTAAAGAGCTTGGGCATGCCCTGCTGATATCCGGTTTTAGGCATGATTGAAACGATGCCAATAATGACGCCGTGTTCTTCACAGTAATAAGAACCTTTGGATGAATTGGCGAATGCAACGCCATGTCCAGCCATATTACCCTGGGGAAGTGTAGCTGTACCAGTTGTGTTGAGAACTTCGGAAATGGTGATAGGGGTCTTAGAGCCGCAGATGTACTCGGGGCGCTGTAAGCGCTTATCAGATGATTGTACGTTGAACTGTCCTTTGATATATTCAATGTAGCGAGTACCTACCCTGGCATTACGTTCCAGGTATTCCTGGAGGCGATAAGCCAGGCGGAGGTCATTAATGGTTGTTGCAGTAACAACCAGGGAGCCATCAGGATTATAGGCTACGGGGTCAGAGCCGCCGGCAGCTATTGAAGGTGTGGCATTGTTAGATGAAACTGCACCGGTGGGAGCTGGGTTACCAATGATAGTTTCAAAGCGCGGTTGTTGACCGTCTGCATTCCAATCAGGATTGAGAGTAACGTCACCCAGGGGAACGTCTACAGGGTCGCCTTTTTGTGCAAATGGTAAAGCAGAGGTAAGGTAATCATGTTCCCAGGCGCGGCGGCGGATTGCAATAAGAGCAGCCTCATTAGCAGTGTTGTCACCATCCACCAGTGTATCTACAATTTCAGTAACAAGGTTCTGGTCACGATAATACTCATTGAATACTTTGTTGTAAGCAGCGAATGGAATTGCGTTGACCAATTCAGATACCTGGGCGGGAGTTTGTCCTGGAAAAGGAATTCCCAGGTAATCCATGAGCTTGCTGTAATTGGTTGAATCATTCTTAACAACCAGGTAAGGAGCTGCCGGCAATACACCACCAACTTTTGTGTTAGTGATATAGTTCTCCCAGTTAGGCCACACTATACGGTTAGGCACAAAGAAGTAGTGAACGAATAAATCAAAGCGATGCATAACTGGAGCTACCATGGGAGCAAAGCGGGCAAGAGCCTGGTGTCCGAGTTCCCACTTGTCACCTGGTAAGCATTCCTGGAGTGTGATTGGTGTTAATACGCCCATGTTTGTTGACAGCTTAACGTCGTGGCTCATATCAAAGCCAGAACGGGGTGGAGTTTTTACTGCCACCGTGTTGAAGATGTTTTTTGACATAGTAATTGTTTTAAGTAATAGAAATGCCGGCACGTCAAGCCGGCAATAGTTTATAGACGGATACCACCACGTGAGACTGTGTAATAGCGCTTGGTCTTAGTACGACCGCGGGACTTATACCTCCGGTTACCTTTCCGGCGCCCATAGCGTTTAGACATAACTACCTCCTTTTTTTGTTCCAGGAAACAGCCTGGACTGTTTTCAAGATATTTTGAAAGTTCAAATAACTACGTTTCATGGTCACCAATGAACCACTTGCGTACTCTAAAGATAATATATCCTATAAAATACATCATTTGGGAGCATTTTTCCAGGCTTCATACTTCTTGATAAGACCTTCAGTAATTCCTTCAGTAGAGAAAGCACCTTCTCCAAGGTAACGGGCTAATATCCGCATAAACATGTTATCGCCTGGCTGAATGCCCTTTTGTTTTAATTCTATATCAAGCTGCTTGAGTGTTTCGTCTTTCTCCAGGACTTTAAGATGTTGCTGTATGAGTTTTATTTGTTCGGCATCCTTAGTTCGCTGCATACGCATTAGAAGAACTTTCTCAGCTGCGATACGAAGGTTGGGAGCCTGCATAGCAGCCCGTCTTTCATTTTCATCCAGCATGACCTTAGTAGTAGCAATGGTTTTATCAAGGTTTGCTTTTGCAGCTTCCAGGCTTGTTAGATAATTGTCCTTAGCATAGCTTGCCTCAATGGATGTTTTGTCACCACTCGCAGCTGTTGAATAGGTTTGGGCAGCTTTAAGAAGTGCTTCCTGAAGGATAACAGTATTCTGTGCTTTCAGATTATCCGTTTGAGCTTTTTTGATTTCCCAGTCGTAATAGGAGCCAAGTCCAGCTGAAGCAACTTGTCCCAGGTCCAGCTGGGGAGCCTGGGGGTTCCAGGACTTCACGTCTGCTGAACGAATATTAGATGAGCTGTTACCAACGACGGAGCCCTCACCATAGATGAGGTTTGGATTAAGACCAGCAGATTTCAGGCGTGCCATTTGAGCCTGGGGTGAGTTGTACTCATTTTGCATAGTCCAGTCAGAGAGAGAATGCGTACGCTGCAGATTATACATACGTTCATTCCATTCCCTGGTCTTCTTATTGATGTTTGCATTTGAACCGGCATTAATAGCTTGTCCCAGGAGACCAGCTCCGGCGACAACGATAGCGGGATTAATAGGCATTGTTGTGTTGTTTTAAGTTATTAAATAGACACCCCGGGTGGGTCTTCACCTCCGTCGGCTGATAGCTACACTCCGCTACGCTCCGTAACCGCATTTTGCCTCCTCCGGTGTGTAACCCTACCCGTTGGTGTCAATTAGCACTAATATATCAAGGTACATTAGTGCTTTGTCTTTGTAAAACGCTTCCAGAAGCGTTTATATGCCCGTGGTTCTACTATCTGCCAGATGTCCATCATTAGGGCAGCTTCTAAAGAATCCCCGGGGGTGAGGCGTATTGGAACCGGGTACTGTCCGATGATTGGAGAATCATTTGTGGTTGTACTCCGTTCCATATCATTTGGCGATAGTTCCAGGTTCAACGGTAAGGAGAGCTGTGCGCCAAATGATATTCCACTGCGTTTGTTACTTTTCATCTTTCCCTCCTTTATCCAGGTCTTTGTCCTGGGATTTAATAGCAGCGAGTTCTGCTTCAAACTTGGCACGGTACTTTTTATACTGCTCCTGTTCATTGAGTGATGCCTGGCTACGTTCCAGGTCTTCCTGCATCTTGCGAATGCGTTCACGGTTAGCTTCCATCAGTTCTGCAATCTCTGATAAGTCCATCTTATTGAGGTCAGGCATTGCGTATTGTTCCGGTGTTCCGTCCTCATCGTAGAATGTAACCTGTTTGCCGGAGATGGGTAAGCCTTTCTGATGACGCTGCAGCATTTCAGACGGAGAGATAGCCTGGTCAGGGATAGTTGCAGATGGCAATTTTGTTTCTTCATAGGAATGAGGAAACTGAATTGCGTTAAACGCGTCCTTGTAGTTGGGGAGTTTTTTTTCAGCCATAGTTTTAAATTTTGTGGCGGTCTTTATCCGCCTGGTGATACATTGCTTTATAGGCAGATTTAACTGCCTGTTGTTTGTTGTGATTTTCAAGACGAATTTCAGGTTCTGATAACTGACAGAGATGCTCATAAAGTTCTTTCTCAAGTTTTCCTTTAAACATACCGCCAATCTCACTGCGTTCATCGCGTGAGTAAATCCTGTCTTTGTAATAACGGGGCATTGATGCTTTCTTTCCGTCAAGTAGTGGAACATACATACGATTCTCTAAGTCGGCTTTATGCCAACGAATTATTCTGTCATTGATGTAAGAGACACCAAGTCCTTTGGACATTAAAGAGAATTCACGAGTGCGGTCATCGTTTCTGTGCATAGGTATCTTAGGAGCTTTCATCATGTACTTGAGAGTATAGCCTACACTTGCACCTGTGACGGTACCGTAGTGAACACTACCGAGGTTCCAGGCCGGTTGTATCAATTCAAGCTTAGCATTGAAGAGAATAATGTGATAGTGTGGCCGCATCGTTTTGCCACCATATTCAGCTGCAGCATAATACTTGATTGAACCGGCATTAGCACCACTCTTTCGGGCATGTGACTTTCGTAAACGTTTAAAGAATAGTTGTAAGTCACGTCGTGAAACTTCCATGAAGCCACTTCGTGATATTGGAACATTAATAGTATCATATGTGAGAGTTAAAAAGTATGATGATTCTGAAACTTTGTCTTGTTGCATTAAACGAAAAGACCAGTGTGATGCACGCTTTTTGAGGCAATGTGGACACTTACCACAAGGCACTGCAGTGTACTTGTCATCCTGTTTAACGCTGAATGGGTTCATACATTGAGGCATTAGATAGTGGGTGTGCCAAATCTTGGCAGCTGACGTTTCGCCCACAGGTGATTGTAGAAGTTAAGATAAATGTGGTCCACTTCCGGGTCAGTAACAGCAAATATCCTTTCACCAGGATTGCATGTAACAAAGTCAGAGTTGAGAGGCACCGGCGAACCGAAAGTAAATATCCTGGACAAATGCCAGTAATCAAGAGACTGCCTGA